AAAAACACTTAGTTTCCCGTCGGTTATATACGAAGAATCTTAAACAATACAAAGCGGTGATCACTGATAGAGCCGAACAATCGGTTACCAGGAAAATAGAGGTTTTCTAAACTTTTATAGAAAACTTATTAAAGACGAATAAAAGACACAATACATTAATACAAAAACGATAATAATACGAAAACATTAATACATTAAAGGCTTACACTCACCAATCCACTCTCTACACCATTCATCATCATACTCCCCCCACGATAACATATGTTGATCTAAATCAACCTTTCTGAGGGAGCGATGAACAGTTTCGCGAAATTTATCAAAGAAATCTTGTCCATAGTGGTATGCAAATTTTAGCGCATCCTCGATATTCATGCGCAGTTGTTCTTCTGGATCTAACGTATTGGTTACCCAATTGCAGAGCTCCGTAATCGAATTTACATTGATTGGAGCAAGCATTTTCTCGGGAAAGACCGGGTGTCTAGCCCAACCTCTCTTAAGAAACGTCAAGTCTTCAATTGTCTCGTAACGATTTAAAATTTCCATTTTACGGGCGTCAGTGCATTGGATTCCCCACTCAGCATAAACTTTTGCGCAAGTAACGCGATTGAATATACTTAAGAGTTGGTCATCCGCTGCAACAACACCATCGTCTCCGAGAGAACTGTCAGCGACTCGATCATTAAAGGTTCTCATGTTCGCTAGTTCTGGATGGGCATATCTTTTCATTACAACGAGGAAACAACATCTCGTGTAAATTGCGTGCACTATTGTGTTAAAAATCGTCGTTAGTACACTTCCGGATGGCATGCCCCCATGTTTCTGAAAGATAAAATTTCCTATGAAAGATCTTGTATGAATCATTTCTTCTATAAGCACTCGGCGAACTTGTGCGTTCTCTTCACCATCGTTATACCAACGGTTAATAATCTCGCAGGTCATCCACATAGCTTGTGCTTTCTCTGATCCGTCATAGTTCTTAAAATCTTCATCCCATCCGTGTTTTCCCTTATTCTTCAATTTCCGATAAAGTCGCGTCCATGCGGGTCCATCCACATTAATGCCACAAGCCGAAAAGATAGAAATATGGTTTGAAATAAACGCGGCACAAAACATTAGAAAATACATTCTCGTAAGAATTTGATAATCCAATGGTGCCGCACAAAACGCTCTCGTTTTCCCTTGTTTAATTCGCTCCAATTTCCGTCTTTCATCTTTCAAACAGTTATGCCAAAGTGAGAAAATTAATTTCCCCTCTTTAGCTTTACTATGTCTCAAATCTAAATTATGTCGTAGGGTGTCGCTTCCAACCATATATC